GCCGTCCTTGACGGCCTGCTTTGCCATTGAGAGCGCCTCAGCGGGGAGCTTTGCTGTGAGCGTGTCTGTCCTGGCCGGGGTCTTGGGTTCGCCCCCGGCGTCAACAGGCGCATGGCCATTCGCGCCCGATTTGCTGCCGAACTTGAGCGGAAACCGCTTTGCCAGTTCGGCCTCGGTCTGACGGAGATTTTCTTCCGCCGTCATGGTTGGTGTTTGCATCGCCAAAAGCTGGCTGATGCCGATCGCTGCCTCGGTGAGAGGTTTGTCTTTTTGCCACCATTCCGTGGCCTTGATCCATTCCTCCATCGTCTTGGCGTTCTTTGCCGCGACATCTTCGGTGGCTACTGGAGGGGCTTCCTCGAAATCCTCAACCTTGGGCGCGCTGGCCGTGTGGTCGATGATTTCCTTGTCTGCCACCTTGAAGGCCTGCAGGTCGCCGGCGGCTACGGCCTCGTCGCGCTTGGTCTGGAGTGCTGTCAGATCTCGATCAAACTGCGCTTTTGCAGCCCTGATGGTGACCTGGGCGGCTTTGTCCAGCCGCTCGAAACGGGTGGCGTAGTCGGCGTTGATCTTGTCGATTTCCCCTTTGAGGCGCTTGTTCTCGGCGCGAACGATGGGGAGGATGTTTTCGCCGTCCTCAACGAACTGCTGAGCTGGCTTCCAACGATCCTTGGGGCCGCGGAACTCCTCAAGAGGAACCCAGCCCATATCCTTGGCTTCGGTGTCGAAGTCACGCGGCGCCGCCTCTACGACGACATCCGGAGACAAAACAACCGCCTCGGGGGCGGTCGTGGTAGGTTCGATTACCGTGGCTTCTCCAGCGGCAATTTGTTCAGTCATGGGCCTATTCCTCTATGGTGGCGACGATGTCCTTGTCATTGACCAGCAGGTATTCCTGCCCGTCTTTGCCCTTCACCCGAACGCCGGCATATTTGGCGTAGATTACGCGGTCGCCGGCCTTGGGTTTGATAGCGCCAGCAGTGTCCCACTCGGGCTGGCTGGCATAGGTGAAGGCCAGCGGCGAGACGGCAACAATGGCGCCCTCGACCGTGGCGTATTTCTCGCTGTCGGTGGTCTGCGTGGACAGGATGATCCCGCCCTTGGTCACTTCCTCGACGGGCTTAGGCGCGATCAGCACCTTGAACTCGGTCGGCTGGATTCCTGTGGTATTGGTCAATCTTCTTCCTCTTGGATGTCCTCAAGCGTCAGGGCCGCAAAGCCCGCATAAGCCTCAGAAAGCGCCTTGAGGTGCGCCGCCTGCGCTTGCTGGTCCGCCCATTCCGAGGCCGGGCTCAGTGCCCATTGGAGCAAGCCCTGCCCCGCCCGTTCCCGGATCAATTCCGCCTGTTCCTGGAAGTGCTGGCATACCAGTTGGGTCAGCGGGTGCGCCTTCCACGCCAGGAAGTCCTCCGGGTCCACCTTGGGGCTGCTGCTGGGCATTGATATCCATCTCCATGCCGTGTTCTGCCTGTAGCGCGCGCATGACCATGTCGTAGTAGGACATTTGCGTGCCCTCTTCGGCCGCCTCTGCGTCGGCAACAGACTTGAGCGTGTCGGCAATCATCTTGTTGATCTTGGCGACCTGTTCCTGTAGGCCAAGCTTCTTGACGGCTTCCAGAAATGCCTCTTCGGCAGGATCCGGCTCTGGCGGCGGCACGAGCAGTTTGTCGATGTCCTCAACGTCTGCTGCCTCGTAGAACCGGCGCAGCGCTTCCTGCTGGTTGACCATCGGGTTGTCTTTGCCGGAATCGAGCACGAGCTGCGCCTTGGCCAGCTTCTGCATCTTGGTCACCGACTGCGGATCGGAGACCGGCAGGATGTCCATGTCCTTGCTGTCGTAGTCGGCCTGCGGATCAACGTCCTGGCTGTCGAAGAACTGCGCGTACTGCTCGGGTGTGACATGCTTGCTGTTGAGGCGGGCCACGATCTGCAGCTCGGTCTTGAGCGTGCGATGGATACGCTTGTAGATCGAGGTGAAGACCTGCAGGCCCTGCTCGATCAGCGCCAGGGTGGTACCAACCGCCGCAGTAGAAGCGCTATCGCCTGTCAGCACGTCCTTTACCGAGGCCAGTTCCTTGCCCATTTCGATCATCAGACCAAGCAGGTTGAACAGCACGGCGCTCGGCTCTGGGAACTTGATGGGCAGCACCGCCTGGTTGAGCGGTCCAGTGGTATTGACCACGCGAAACTCGCCGCGCTTGATCTTGATCGACTTTTCCTTGATCCCCAGGACCGATGAAATCAGCCCGCCCTGCATGTTGGCTTGGTGACCTGCGTCCAGGAGTTGATTGAGCGTCGAATTGATCGTTTCGTTCGTGGATCCCAGCAGCCAGCCGAAGCCAAGGGCGTAAAACCCGCCTTCGGGATTGGGCATGAACTGGTAATGCACGAAATAGTTCTGCCGGCGGATCGAGGCAATGCTGCCATCGGCCGCCAGGGTCACCGTATCCTGATCGTAGTTAGCGACGATGCGAACGACTTCCTGCGTGCCCTGGTGCACCGTGACGATATAAGGCTCGGGATAGCCGTCCTTGTCCAAGTCCAGCAGCCGATGCTGCTCATAGAACAGGTGCGGCGCGCTCTCGTCCTCGGTATCGACCTTGTTGGCCTGGTCGCCTTCAAGTTGGGCATCAACCTCGCCTTTGGACGCGTCCTTGTAGTCGAAGGGCGAAAACCGCTGATCGCGAATGCGTTCCTCGATTTCGAACGGATAGAGCCGCAGCAGCTCGGTAATGCGCGGCGCTGTCTCGAGGCTGGAGGCGTGGTAGTTCACCACCAGATTGTCCGCCGTGACCAGGCGGGAGCGATTGCGCTTGACCGAGGGATCAAACCACATCTTGCGGAACACGGAGCCGACAATCGGCGCCATCACCAGAATGCGGTCGGTGTCCTCTTCCCACTCGGGCATTTCATTGAGCAGCTGATCCGACATGTGCTCGGACACGCGCTCGGCCCGCGCTGCCTTGCGGCCCTCGGGGTCATGCCCGCGCACCCGGCATTTGACCACCTTGTCGGGGGTAATGATGGCTGGATAGGCCCGAGCATTGAACTGCAATGCTGCCGTGGTGAGCAGCGGGTATTTGACGTTGGCGGCGCCTTCGAAGGGGTAGTTCTTCTGCCCGGCCGTCAGCATGGCCAGTTTCAGCGCTTCACCGATCTTGTCGAGCCATGGCTTACGGCTCAGGGCGTCGATCTTGTATTCGTCGCAGACCTTGGCCGCGATGGTCGGCAGGTCTTTTACGATAAACTCGGCCTCGGCAATGTTGGGCATGTTCATCAGCGCATAGAGGAACTGCTGCTGATTCATGCCCTCCGGCAGCCCGGTGGAACTGGCTTCGGTTTCCGTGCCGTCCAACACTTCGGCCTCGGGCTCGATCAGGTCATCTAGGGCCATTTAGTATCCTGTCGTGCCTGAGCGGGCGTCGGAGGCGAAATCTACTTCATCGTCCCAGGCGTTAGGCTCCACCATGGCGTGGATCATGCCCGTCATGAGCAGGTAACGCAGCGCATCGAGGGCGTGGTCGTTTTCCTTGACCGGCTTGCCGTGCTTGTCGCGGCGGTAAAGCCGCAGCTCAGCGCGCAGCGAACCCAGCGTCTTGAATATCTTGATCCGGCCGGCCGATAGCCGCTGATAGACGGCGTGAATGCCCGCCTCTACCGCATTGTCTGCCGCGACGAGTTGCAGGCCGAGCTTGCGGTATTCATCCATCAGGACTTTGCCGTCCCGTTGCCCGGCGCCCTGGCTGGCGGGGTCTATGGCGCCCGGTATCCAGTCGCCGCGGGCCTTGATCGAGTCCGCATGGATGGACGGCTCCGCCTGGCCCATGTAGTGTTCGGAGAAGATGTAGACCGTGTCGCTCTGCCGATCCCATGCACCCCAGATGGCGGCGGTGCGGTTCCAGCCAACGTCCATCCCGTAGGCCTTTGGCCAGTAGTGCGGGATCTCGAATGGATCGCACAGGTAGCGTTCTTCTTCCACCGGATAGATCGCTCCTGAGCCCATGGTGGGGATGCCCTTGGCCCGAGCCTCACGCTCATGCAGCGGCACCGATTCCCAGAGTTCTTTCTTCTGCAGTTCGGTCAGGTGCGGGACATCATCCCAGGTTGCGACGACACAAAAGCGGCTCATGATTTCATTGCGCTTTTCTGGCGGACGCCAAGATGGTTAGAAAATCCATCCTTACAGACCCCTGAATATCCGATACATCACCCGTCCATAGGGGGCCGCAGAAGCAAATCTGTTCTAACCCTCTGGACGCATGTTCGGCAGGAACGCCAGTGCCACTTCGGTCAGCCCCGACAGTGGCGTAAAGGTGCAGAGCACAATCCCGTTCGTTGTCATCGTGCGCAGCAGGCACTCTGTGTAAACGTCCATCGGCGGCTCTTCATCGAGCCAGATACCGTCGCGCTCTGTGCCCTGAAATGTCTCGCGCCCATCGGCATAAGCGCGGAACTGCAGGATGCTCTCGCCGCCGCTGACATGCTTGATGGTGGCAATGTCCACAGCGTTCGGAATGCCGGCCTTTGGCCGCTTGCCGGTAATGCAATCGCCAGGGATCAGGCCCGTCCCTATGTCGTTGAATGGCCCCAGTAGTTTGGCCTGGATAATGTCGCGGGTCGTTATGCCGGTATCGCCTGCTGTCAGGAAATTCACCGGCTTGTCGAAGCGCCGGCCATCCCACCAGTCTGGATACAGCCCGGTCAGGTGCAATGCCACTTCGTAGCCGCCGGCACCCTCGGTCTTGCCAACACGGTTCGCCGCCATGAAGCAGCGCTCTCGGTGCTCGGCTCCGGCGGCAAAGAACGCCAGGTGCTTGGGGTATAGTTCCCGGCGCAGCGGCCCCTTGTCTGGGTAATACGTGAAGAGGCGCCTAGTGCGTTTGCGGCGCTCCAATTCCTTCGTAATCTGCCTCGCCTGCAGCATCACTGACGAAAGCTGAGAGAATGGCGGCGAGCCCTCGGAGTTCGTCTCGGAGTTCGTCATCGCTCATGCCGTCATAGTTGTTGACATTGACGTTGAGATCCTTGGGAACAATCGACGCGATGACCTTGAGGTATTGATCCGGCCTTTCGGTGCGGACCTTCACGATGGCGGCCTTGCCGTGATCTTTGAAATCGTCGTGCATGGCCTGGAGGAAATCTTCCCCGAGCTTGTTGCGCGAACCCTTTGGCCGCCCTGGGTTGCCAGGCTTGAACTGGTGGGCGACTGGCGGCACTGGCTTTCGCGTTGCTGCCCCGTTTTTTCGGGAGGCATCATTAGCCATACCGGCCTCCTATGTGATGGGGTTAGGCTGCGCCGATAAGGGCACGGGTCAGATTGGGCAACACAACGCTTATGGCTATATCGCCGTGGCCGCGCCGGGCGGGATGAA